AAGTCCCCATACTTCCTACTACATCAATCTCACGTCCCCATTGCAGATAGGAAACCGCCACTCCCAGCACAAATGTGAGTTATCAAATAGAATAGAAAAGATTTACAGTGAGAAATTAAGCTGAAAAAATCCGTAAAAACCCGTAAAAAGTTTAAAAAAGCCCATAAAATCGTGCAATTTTGAGTGAAATTACTGTAATACTATGAAAAACAGTAATTTTTATTTTGCAACAAAAAAATCGTAAAAAAAGAGCATTTTTGAAGAATAATCGAATTTTAAAAAAATAATGAAAAATGAACTTTTAAAAACCTTTTACTACCTTTTAAACAAAAATAAAAAAAGTCAATAATCGCCGATAAATAAAGGCTTTTATGACTTTTAAAAGGTAAGTTTTAAGGTTTTAAAAGAATTAAAAATCTGTATATATAAATTTAATTTTAAGAGGTAAAAAAAGAAATCTCACTGTAAGTTTTTAGGATTTTCACTGTAAATTCTCAAAAACCCCCCATTTTATCGGCTTTTTTATAGTTTTCAACAACCTTTTAATAAAAATGGATTTACAGTGAGATTTTCAAAAAAAGATTAATTTTTTACGTTTCTTAAAAGGTGATTTTAAGTTGCTATTTTTTTCTAATCTCATCAGCTTTTTGAATGGTAATATTCATGGCTTCACGAATTGCATCTGCTTGAGTAATTCCAAGAATTTTACACGCCTCTTTGAACTGATCTACGAAGTCGTTTTTAAAAGAAGCACGAACGGTTTTCATATTCTCTTTTTTCCAATCGCGTTTATATTCATTTTCATTAAATTTAGTCATTTAGATCACCTCTTTTTCTGTAGTTGATATAGCATGCAATCATTATTATACAGCTGATCCATTTTGCCATATCAAAAATTGTTGGGTTGGCAAACTCTCCTTCGAAGCCTTCAATAATAACAACTAAGGATAATGCACATACAATAATATCAAAGATTTTCATTGATGCCGATAGAGGAACATGTTATATTATAATTGAATCAGGGAGATGAGATTGCCCTCATCTTTTAACCCTTTTTCGAGATTTAGATTTAGACTTCTTGGATTTTTTTCTAGCAGTAGTAATGATTAAGCAGATCGAACTAACAATTGCTAGGAAAGCTTCTGAGAGGTCTTTTATAATCTCGCTAATATGTTCATCCATCTTAACACCTCCTTCCCTCTTTACATTATTATTATAACATAGTATGCCTACTATGTCAATGAAAACAGAAAAAAGATGCAGATTTTTTTATGGAATTTGCATCTTTTTTTATAAAAATATCGTATTTTGATATATCCTATCACACTTGGATATAAGTGAGGTTAAAGTCTAATATATGTAGTATTTTAACATTGTAGTCATCATTAAATACATACATCAGACATACATAAATAACGATAATGTTTATTTGTTTGTGTATGTTGTTATATATGTGAGTTCTTGAATTCTTTTGATGGCTTCTTTTAGCCCTTTATCGTTTAAAAGAATTAAAGCATTAAACAATGAATTTATATCATTTTCATCAAGTGTGTTTGAGGTACGGCATAACATTTCATTATTAATGTAGTTTAGTGATTTTAATAAAAAAAGGGTAGCAACTCTATTTTGATATGATTCAGAAATTTTCATGTTTTGTTTAAACATGCTTATTTGAGTTAAAACAGTATCCAAATTTAAGTCTATGACTTCTTGATCTTTGAAGAAGTCATCCGATTTTAATTCCCCTAAAAGAAAGCCTTGAGAAACTTGAAAAAAATCTTGTAATATTTGTAAGTTTTTTGTATTAGGATCTCGCCTACCAGATTCATAACTATTTATCGTGTGTACGGATATTCCAGTTTTTTCAGCTAGTTGTTTTTGAGACAATCCTTTACTTTTTCTTAATTCTTTTAATCTTTCTTTAAACAATTAAATCACCTCTTATAAATAATATCAATTAAAGTACGAACGTACAACGAAAAAGTGTTGACAAAGTACAAAAGTGAATTATAATATGAATTAAGAAGTACAAATGTACTTAGAAATGGAGGGATAATATGTTAATTCCAAAGAGCGATGAGATAAAAAAACGAAGACTACAATCTAACTTAACCAAATCTCAATTATCGTTGAAAGCAGGGTTGCCAGCAAATGCTATTTGCAGGATTGAAGGAAAAAAACATGCCTATGTTATTCCTATTAGAGCAAAAGCTATCGCAGGTGCTCTTAATTGCGAAGTAAAAGATATATTCAAGGAGGAATAATAATGATTATTTTTTATTATAACGACAACAAACAAAAAGATAACGAACATATGGAAAATATTTTCAAGGATATTAAAAGTCAAAATGAAAATAATTTTGAAATTGATAAAACAGCAAAAACAAGTAACGGATCGCTAGATAAGGATATAAAAAGCGAATGTGTTAAATATGGTTTTAATGTCAATCTTAAAAGATTAAGGAAATCATTAAAATTAACACAAGAACAATTAGCTGAAAATATAAACATTCCATATAGAACACTCTTGAATTGGGAACTTGGTAAGAGAGAACCTTCAGCAAGAAACTTATGTATGTTATCTCAATATTTCAATGTACATCCAATCGATTTGATGGGAGCATCATTGAAAAGTCCATCTATTATCAATGAAGAAATCATGAAAAATACCAAGAATTAGTGGGTACTGGTAAATAATGACCAGTCCTTCTTAATGCAGCCAACGGAGGTCACAAGCCCTCGTAATAATGCAGAGTGAGGAGGTGGTTAAATGGAGACGCTAACACTTCAAGAATTAGCAGAATTAAAAGGATGTCACAGAGTTAGAATTCAACAACTTGTCACAGAAGGATTTTATAAATCTGTACAAGTTAAAAATTCAAGAGGTAGATTAGTTCATGCCATACCTCTAGATCAACTGACAGAAGAGGAACAACAAAAATACTACCAATCTAAAGGCATCTTAAACACTAACATTGAAGTACAGAATGCTGAAAAGCTAGAGTTTATGAGCACCCAAGAAAGAGAGGAATGTGTTTTTTGGGAAAACGTTATTAATGAATGGCAATCCTTCAGGAATAAAGAAAACGCAAGAAATAAGAGTGAGGTGGATGAACTATTCATCACAAAGATGAAGCTAGAACATCCTGAGCTTAATATTTCTACAAGTATTCTTTATCGCAAATATAAAGCCTTAAAGAATGGAGATCTAGAAGGCTTGATTGATAAACGAGGAAAAGCCAAGAAAGGCTATACAAAAATTGATGAACATGTGTGGCAAGTATTCTTGAGCTTCTTGTTGGATCAAGCAAAGCATCCACTTAGAAAATGCTATCAATATACTCAACTATATATTCAAAATACAGCACCTGAGTTATATGAGGATATACCAGCTTATTGTACTTTTACAAGACATGTAAAAACCGATATTCCTGATGCAATCTTAACTCTTGGAAGAGATGGAGATAAGGCATTTGATGATAGATGTGCGCCATACATACGAAGAACTTATGACAACATGGATTCGAATGACTACTGGATTGGAGACAACCATACAATCGATGTAATTGTTGGGGATGGCGAAAAGACGTTCAGACTTTACCTAACAGCCTTTATGGATGCACGAAGCGGAATTATGACATGTATCTACATTACAGATACCCCATCATCGCAAGCTTCAATTTATTCATTAAGACGAGGTATCAAGAAGTATGGAATACCTAAGAATGTTTACTTAGATAATGGTCGAGAGTTCTTAACATTTGACTTCGGCGGTTCAGGACACAGAAAAAAGAAAAAGGACGAAGATAAATTTACTCCTCCTCCGATTCTTGAACGCTTAGGAATCAATATGGTCAATGCACTCGTTAGAAACGCAAAAGCTAAAATCATTGAACGAAGATTCTTAGATTTCAAAAATAGTATTTCTAGATTGTTTGCAACTTATACAGGTGGAAATGTAGTTGAAAAGCCTGAGATTTTAAAAGTTGAACTTAAAAACGGAAATATACCTGATAAAGAAGCGTTTATCAAAGAAATCGAAGAATTGATTGAATATTACTTGAATTATGAAGAATACAACGGTGCAGTTGCAGCGGATAAGGGTAAAAGAAAGATTGACGTATATCAAGAAAACCTGCATACGAAGACAACCGCAACCGAAGAGCAATTAAATCTAATGATGTTAAGATCCACTCGAGCTCAAAAAGTGACAAGACGTGGCGTTAGTTTGAAGATTGGAGGCACTCAACTAGATTACTTCAACAATGAATTAATCATGCAGATGCTGAATAAGAAAGTTTATCTAAGATATGATCCTGATGATTTATCCAGAGTTAGAGTATATGACCTTGATGATAGATTCATCATGGAAGTTGAAGCAGATAATGTCGCAGTGCTTGAATATGGAGCAAGTAAGGACGAAGTAAAACTTGCGATGGCTAAAACTAGAGAACTTAAGAAAGTTGCTAAGGAAGCCATCAAGGATTCAATCATTGCTAATATCGATAGAAATACTGCACTTGAATTGTTGCTGAAATCTGCTAAAGACAACAAAGACAGTGATGTTTCTAAACCAAACTACGATTTAGAGATCTTAAATGCGGATGAAAAGCCAATGTTATACAAAGTGCATGATGTGGATTTAGACAAGATGAATATAAACTCAATTAAGCGACAAGGAGGAGATTATTATGCTTAACGTTGCAGTAAAAGAAAGACTTGAGAAATACATGAAAGAAGCTGGTGTTTCTCAAGCGAAGATTGCGCCACTGATTGGCGTGAGTATGACAGCTCTTTCGCAGTATAGAGGTGGTAAATACAAAGGCGATGTCACAGCAGTAGAAGCTAAAATCGTTGAATATTTAGACACTATTACTGAACAAAAGGAAATCAAAGAAAAGGTTCAAACATATAAACCGATGGAAGATTACATTCCTATTTCTATCAGTGAAGATATTTATAAGATGATTAGATATGCTCAATTAAATGGAGGTATCGCAATCGCCCATGGTGATGCAGGAATTGGCAAAACAAAAGCAGCGCAGAAGTATGTAAGAGAAAATCCAACGCAAGCAATCTATATGGAAATGAGTCCTGTAGCTGGAACTCTAGGCAATATGCTTAGACTTCTAGCTAGGACACTTAAAATTCCTGAAAGTAGAAACAAGATGGAGTTGATGCTTTCGATTAGAGATAAGCTCGAAGGAACAAACAGAGTGATCATCATCGATGAAGCTCAACACTTGAAGTTATCTGCTCTTGAACAGATAAGAACACTTGCTGATCCAAACTCAATCACAGGAACAAAGGGTGTTGGAATCGTGTTGATTGGTAATACAGAGGTCTATTCAAAGATGAAAGGAAAACAGGAAGCACAATTTGCTCAGCTATTTTCAAGAATCAAGATGAGCCGATACTATTCAACATCCAATGTTACGGATGATGATGTAGAAAAATTATTCCCAGCGTTAAAACAACAAGGATTGAATAAAGAATTGAACTTCTTAAAAGGTGTTTGTAAATCAAAATGGGGCATTCGTGGAGCAACCAATGTTTATGAAAATAGCATTAACAATGATGATGTTTCAGTGAATGGACTGTTTGCCATGGCTAGAACGTTAGGAATAGAGGTTATTTAAATGCTAAATAAATTAGTACAAATGATCTATAAAATCTGCACTGCCATAGTTGTATATGCAATCTATGTAAGTATAAAAAACAATAAAGAGGAGAGAAACGAAAGTGGGAAAGAGAAAAATTAAAAAGACATTGATTAGCGTTGTATTCGGAGTGATTTTGGGTGTTTTGCTCAGTAAAGTGACTTCTAAGCTAAGCATACAAGACTGTTTGTTATTCGCATCTATTCTATTGATTCTTGTGATTGTAACTGCAGCTATTATGGCTGAAGATCTAGAGATTAGAATTAAAAAAGCCTATTTAGAAGGCAAACAAACGCTAAATTGTCAATGCACACACACATTCAAAACTGAGGACGAATAAAGTCCTCCTTAATGCAGCCAACGGAGGTCACAAGCCCTCGAATAATGCAGAGTGAGGAGGTGAAGCTAATGAGATTAGAAAAAGATTCTCTATACTTTGAAGCTAGAGTTATCACTATGGTCGGCTCATTGCATTGGTTTGGTGATACTTATTTTGCTGAAGAATTGTTAAAGTTGGCAACGAAAACAGTTTATATCCGAGATGACAGACGATATCTATATGTTTATCGAATCAAAGAAGATGCATTGTTTAATGTAGAAAAGATACAAACGACTTTTGAATTAGTATGCAAGTTGAAAAAACATGACGATAAAAGAAGATATGGTAACTAGTTCTTAAAGTAGGAGGAGTATATGGCAACGAAGAAATATAAACGTATGACCAATCGTGAAAAAGAGGAAAGAAAACGTATCAAAAAGAATTTGCAGGAAAAAGGGATTATCCCGCCTGATAAGCCAAGATTAAACAGAAAGAAGTTTGCTAAAGAAGTTTGTGATGAATGGAAAGATTACTGCTTAGTAGATTATGCAAAACTGAACACATTTATGATTGTTTTAGGAATGATGACGAATTCAGGTCGATATGGGAGCGTCAGTAAAGAAGATCTTGGCATTTTAAAACTTAAAAAATGTGCGATGGTGTTGGATCAAAAATTACAAGAGAACGATAATAAGATGACATATGAACAGATCATTGAAGTTCTTAAACCTATATGGGAATTGTGAGGTGATAAAAATGGAATATCAGAATATGACCAATGAACAAATCAAAAGAAGAATTGAATGGATTGACAGAGAGTTGTTCTATATTGATATGAAAGACCGATGGGATGCTTGTGATTGGAGTTTAGTACACGAGTATGAAAAGGAAAAAAGAGAGCTTCAGGCAATATTGGAAGCTAGAATCGAAAAATAGTATGACTGGACAAGAATTCTTTGAAAAAGTAACTAGAAATCCTAGATACAAGCACTTATACGAAAACAACATACATTTCAATACGCAAATGCAATATCTCAAGTCAAAGCCAAAAGTCCTTACGTCAACCTTGCTTGGATCAATTGCATACTTAAGCATACTTCTTATGTATCAAGATCTAGAAAAAATAAGAGAAAGTGACAATGAAATAGGAGTTTAACATGGGTAAAAACGAGGTTTTAAACAAACTTAAAAAATGCGAAGTAGATTTAAAAAGCACTTCTTCACCAATGAGAAAAAGAGATCTGTTAAAACACAAAAGAAGACTTCAAAAAGAAATGAGTAAATGCAAGAGGATGGAGTAATGAAAAGATCTCTTCTGATGGTTTCACTAATAATCACTATCATAGTAATGAATAAGATATATGACTTGATAATTGTTCCTGCAAATAAACCAATAGAAGTCGAAACACAAATTGTTGAAACTAAAGCTAAGGAGTTAAAAACAGAGGTCAAAACATACTACAATGTCCCTCTTGATATGGATTTGCAAGATTATATAAGAGAAGAGTGCATAGATGCAGGATTAGATATGAAATTGGTACTTGCGATTATGAAAGTAGAAAGTGATTTCAATCCTGAACTTATATCAAGTACAGATGACTTCGGACTTATGCAAGTAAATAAAATCAATTTTGAAGAGGTAGAAAGAGAGTTAGGATTAACAAATATGCTTGATCCATACCAAGGAGCTAAGGCTGGTATCTTTTTATTAAGCCAGCTGAAATGGAACGAAAGTGAACATCAAATGCTTATGGCTTATAACATTGGTGTTGCAGGAGCTCAAAGGTTATGGAAACAAGGCATTTATGAAACAGACTACTCTAAAAAAGTATTAAAAGCAAAAGAACTGATAGGAGGTACTCAATATGAAATCACAGTATTTTGTGATCAAGAATCTGAACGGTGAAAAGCGATTTGTCGAGGTTGATGAAGAGCTAACAGCGGAAGAGTTTATGGCTTACTTTTCTTTATATGTTAAAGAAGCCTATCCGATTACAGAAGATGAATACAAAAAATGCACTGGGGATAAATAACCCATTGCTCTAATGCAGCCAACGGAGGTCACAAGCCCTCGGATAATGCAGAGTGGAGCATAGGAAAACAAAGGAGGAAAACAGATGGAAAACAAGCTATTTAAAAAGATTTCTAGAACTGGTGGAATTACGATTCCTGCACAGATTAGACATCAGATGAACATTCCAAAAGGTGCAGCAGTAGAAATCGTTCAAACGGAAGACAATAGCCTTCTCATCAAAAAGCATATCCCTACATGCATGTGTTGTGGAACTGCTGAAAATGTAAAAGTATTTAATAATGTAGAACTATGTACGACATGTGCTAGTAAGTTCGCTGGAGGTAGTGAACATGGAAATTAGAGAGAAAGTTGATCGCTACGCTGAATTAGATGCACAATTGGCTGGCATCAAAAATGAAATGGAAAATTTAAAGGCTGATTTTGAAGAATACGCCGAAAAAGATCTGCAGGATACAAAACTAAAAACCGTAGAAATCTATGGAAATAATGGTGCTAAAGTCATCGTACAAAATGCAGCAACAGTCAAACCAATTTCGTGGGTAGTTATCAAAGAGGTTTTAGGAAAGACTGTTCCTGATTTTATTAAAGAAGAAACAAAGCTCTCATTGACCGATGTTGCCAAAACAATGTTGGCGAATATGTTCAAAGGAGATTATATTGAAGATACATTATCTAATGTTGTCACTCATATGACTCCTGATCAGAAGAAACAAGCGCTTCTTATGAAACGTTTAAAAGGAAAATACAAACAAGATCAAAAGAACATCTTGAAGTACACAGACCTTAGCGAAAAAGAGGCAAGTGATAATGCATTCCTTGTACAGGATGTTATGGCTTATCAAAATATCTTGAGAATTATTGAAGCTTCGGGATTTGATGGAACGGTTGAAGAGGCAGTAGCTAAAATCAAGAGTTCATTGATTGTCGAAGATTCAATCAAGGTAACGCTAGAAGCGGAATAATTGAAAGGAGCAATCTTATGAAAACTGTTGAGAGATGGCAGACCAAAAAAATATATGCTATTGCAAGTGCATTAGGATATGTTGATCGCCAAGATAAAGATAATGACATCTTGCATATGATTATTTTTAATCAGACATGTAAATATTCAACTAAGGAACTAACGTATCGTGAAGCCAATGAAATCATCGCCTACCTGGAAAAGCAACAGAATAATAAGATTGATGAAGTTATGACATCAGGACAAAAGAAGAAATGCTGGTCATTGATGTATGAGCTTCAATCTTTGGATAGAGAACAAAATAATGCTCCTGTAGGCGAAAGATTGGCGGGTATTATAGAAAGACAGTTCCAAGTAAAATCAACCCCACAACGCATATTTAATCGTCTTTCAAGAGATGATGGAAACAAACTGATTGAAATTTTAAAAAACTACGTTAGGACGGCTGAAAGAAAATGGATGAATTAATGACAGAAAGTGCAGATGTAACATTAGATGATTTAAATGAAGAACAGTTACAAGTCGTTGAAGTCATTGGTTTAGAAGCCTATAAGAGGTTGATTCACTATTATGCAGGAACAAGCATTTATATTCCTAAGTTCAGTGAAATCGAGCGAAGAAAGCGTAATGAGAAAATACGCATTGAGTATGAAAAAAATGGGGATATCAAAGCACTTGCATTGAAGTATGGCTTATCAGAAATACAGATACGAACAATCATCGGCGATTTGTTCAAAAACAAAAAAATCGATCCATACGAAGGACAAGTCACATTGTTTGATTTATAGAAAATTTAAAGAAAGTAGTAAAGTTTAACTATAAAGTAGTTTATTTTACCACTTTCTTTTTTTTATCTAAAATTTGCCTTGTAATAACGAGCAAGGAGGTATAGAAATGGATTATTTTTTAGAATTGGCAATTGGTACAGTCATTACAATTATCACTTACTTTTTAAAAAAGACTATGGACAAGATTGATAAAACAGATTATAAAATCCAACAAATTGAAAAAGATTATCTTACCGAAGTTGCTCATGAAAAAATCATTAAAGAAGTCAAGAAAGATATTCAAGATATTAAAACTGACTACACGCCTAAAACCGAATTCAAAGAATCGGTCAAAGAATTCAGAAACGATTTAAAAGAAGCACAAAAACAGTTCTTAACGAAAGAAGACTTTATTCGTGAACAACGAAAAACAGAAAATAAACTAGATGAAATCTATAAATTACTATTGAAAGAGAGGGTATAGAAATGGCAGATAAAGAAACATTAAAGAAGCGACTAGAAGCTGCAAACTTTATCAGCAACAATGGTCGTGTGTTAAGAACGATTAATGTTCTTAGATACAAGTACAACGAACTTAAAAGCGTTGAAACAGTGTTAGAAATGGATGGAGTTGAAAAATGGGAGTTTTTAGACTGCATCAACTATTTGACTGAAGAAAAATATATTCGCTTAAGAGATATCGCTACAAGAAATGAAGTGTTGGAGCTATCTCAGGATGTCAACTACAGAAACCTTGAAGCTAAACTTACTAGCAAAGGAATAAAGCTTTTAGCAAGAAACATTGTAGACGATATGATCGAGGTTTAAACCTATGGCCAATCGGAAACACAGTAAGATTGACAACTTGCCTGAAGATCTTAAATCTGTAGTTGAAACTATGCTTCAGTCTGATGCAACTTATACTGAAATTGTAGATTTTCTAAAAGAAAATGAACAATCGGTATCTGTAGCTAGTGTGTGTAGATATGCTCGTTCGTTCAATGCCAATATGGAAGCATTGAAGATGACACATCAGAACTTCAAGTTAGTAAAAGAAGAATTGGATCGTAATCCTGATTTAGATATGGCAGAAGCGATCATCCGTATCACATCAGGTAACGTGTTTAATCGCTTAGCAAGCACGAAAGAAGAAGATTGGGATGAAGTAGATTTAGCGAAACTTATGAAGGAGTCAAATGCACTTATTCGTGCGACTGCTTATAAGAAAAGAGTTGAAATCCAAAACCAAGATGTTAAGGATGCAGCGATTGAAGAATTTAAAACATTACTGTTCTCTTCCATGGCGAAGGAAAAACCTGAGCTATACAAGGAACTTGTCCAGTATTTAAACACAAAGAAAACAGAAGAAATGGAGGGATAGATATGTGGTGTGTGATACAAGTGAAAGGAAGCCAAGAGCTTCAAATACAGAAGCAATTAGAGTTGGCTGGGTATCAAGCTCTTGTTCCAAGAGAAAGTCGCTTGATTCGTTCAGGAGGCGCTTGGATGCAAAGAGAATACATATTATTTCCTAACTATGTTTTCGTACAAACCGAATTCAAAGCCGAAGACTTTTACAAAATCAAAGGTATTAATGGGGTTCAACGTTTCTTGGGGGACAAAACTTCCCCATCCACTCTTACCTTCCTGGAAGAAGAATGGGTAAAAATTTTAAACAACGATGGTCATCCGTTAGAACCAACTGAGGTAACGGTAGATGAAGATGGAAATATCATCATTTTAAAAGGTATCCTTTTAAAATTTAAAAGCAGAATAAAAAGTTTTAATAAAAGACAAAGAAAAGCAACATTTGAAATTACTGTATGTAATGAAATTAAAGAAATCACGTTGAGTTTGAATGTGATTGATACTACAAAGCCAACAGAAACAAACGGTTGATTCGTCCTGTAAGCGGAAATTGGTGGTTAAATAGCATGAACTATCCTAGAAAATAAAATATCTGGGATGGCAAAGCATACCCTAATGTTCGTAAAGGGCGTATTACCTTTTAATTCGCGCAAAAACCCCTTTAAAAAACGAATTAGGCATAAAGTAGAGTAATTGTGGGGTACAAGTAAAAACAACGCTTAAAATCGCTTTATAGCGATTTTTTTATAAGGCGAAAGGAGATGATAGGATGGGAAGACTCAAAAAAAGAAGTTTAGACATGCTTTTGGATGGGATTTTAGAAGCTGAAAATCAAATTGCCGATAGCGAAGCATATGATACGCAAGAATATAAAGTTTATTTGAACGACCTTTTAAAAGAGTTTTTAAAAAAGGACAACAACCTTTTAAGAAAACAACTTCTTGATGATTTTGAAAGAGGAGCTCCTTTAACTGGCAAGAATGGCATACGAAAAAAATTAGCTTCGTTTGATATGGAATTTTTTGGAAGAGCCTACCTCCCTCATTACTTTGTCAGGAAGTCTCCACGCTTCCACGAAGAACTCGACAATATTTGGAAACATGGCGTTATGAAAGACGAAGTACCACTTTCAAAAAGCGTTCAAAAGAAGATAAGCAGAATGCCAGGCTGTAAAAGAGCGATTGCTGCCCCTCGTGGTCATGCTAAATCAACGAACCTTACATTCAAAGGATCACTTCATGCAGCGTTATATGAGTATAAGCACTACATCATTATCTTGTCCGATAGTTCAGAACAGGCTGAGAGTTTCTTAGATTCTATTAAAACCGAGATGGAAGAAAATGAACATATCATCGAAGATTTTGGGAAACTAGATGGTAAGGTATGGCGTTCGAACGTTTTATTAACAAAGACAAACATCAAAATTGAAGCTATTGGTTCAGGCAAAAAGATTCGTGGTAGAAAGCACAAGAATTGGAGGCCTGATTTATTGGTTCTTGATGATATTGAGAATGATGAAAATGTAAGAACGGTTGATCAGCGAAAGAAACTATCCGACTGGTTTTATAAGGCAGTATCGAAAGCTGGTGATGATTACACCGATATTATTTATATTGGAACAATGCTTCATTATGATTCGTTGCTTGCAAACGTCTTAAAAAATCCAAGCTATAAAAGCATCAAATATCAAGCAGTCCTTTCTTTTTCCACTGCAGTCAATCTATGGGATGAATGGGAAAAGATATATACCGACCTTGATGAACCTGAACATGAAGAAAAAGCTTTGTACTTTTTTGAACAACATAAAAAAGAAATGTTGGAAGGCACAAAAGTATTATGGGAAGACAAACTGTCCTATTACAACCTTATGTGCATCAAGGTATCTGAAGGCGATGCCTCATTCAATTCAGAATTACAGAATGAACCAATCAGCCCTGATGATTGTTTATTCCAGGAAGAATGGTTTGATTACTACAACGAATTTGAAATGAATTTCAATTCAAAGGATTTTGAATTCTATGGAGCAGTAGATCCATCGCTTGGCAAAAATAAAAAATCAGACTATTCGGCCATTATCACTATCGCCAAACAAAAGGCAACTGGATATATGTATGTAATTGATGCCGATGTGATGCGTAGACATCCTGATCGCATCATTAACGATGTGCTCGAAAAAGAAAGATGGCTTAGGAAAACTTATGGCAAAGGCTTTAAAAAACTTGGCTGTGAAACTGTACAGTTCCAATGGTTCTTAAAAGAGGAAATTTCCAAAGCTTCTGCCAAAGCAGGTCTTTACTTGCCAATCGAAGAAATCAATTCAACTGGTGACAAGGTGCTGCGTATTCAATCGCTGCAACCTGACATCAAGAATAAATACATCAAGTTCAATCGTAGACATAAATTGCTTTTAGAACAGCTTATGCATTTTCCTATGGCAAGCCATGATGATGCGCCTGATGCATTGGAAATGGCACGAACGATTGCTAAAAAAGGAAAGAGATTCAGAATATTAGACCGTTCGCTTTTTGGAGGATAGAAAATGGCAGTAATTTATATGGATAAAGAGAGTTTTAACTCTTTGGATGAAAATGATATCAAAAGAATCTATATGGAAAACCGATATTTAAACAGTACATATAGGACTCTTGATAATTATTATGCTGGGAAGCATAAAATCGTGTACAAGCAAAAATACAACGCAAACGATCCCAATAATAAGATTGTCAACAACATGTGTAAGTACATTACTGATAGCATGGTTGGTTATTTTGTTGGAGATCCTATCAAATACAACTCACAGAATGATGAGTATATGGAAAAAATACAGAATGTACTTGAATACAACGATGAACAGGACGAAAACACAGAAATTGCTAAAAAAGCATCCATTCATGGCGATTGCTTTGAAATTTTATATATTGACGAAGATGCCAATATTCGTTTTACCAAAGTGCCAGCGAACGAAGGTATCTTGATTCGTGATTCAGGTGGCGAAGATAACTATTTAGGTTTTATTCGTATTATTCGTTCATATACCAAGCGAAAGGTCGAAATATTGAAGTTGGAATTCAGCACAAGTGAAAGCACCTGGTATTTTGAGTCAAGAGCTGGTGGAAGCTTACAGTTGAAAGATATTGTTGATCATTACTGGAAAGATGTTCCAGTAGTTGAGTTTGTCAACAATGAAGAGCGAATTGGTGATTTTGAAGGCATCATCAGTATTGTGGATGCCTATAACACAGTCCAATCGAATACAGCAAATTTATTCCAATATAACGATGAGGCGTTGATGAAGATTTCTAAGCTTGGAGATGTAACAACAACCGACATTCAAGAAATGCGTAAAAAAGGAGCAATCATTCTTGACGATGGTGGTGATGTATCTTGGATGTTAAAAGAAATTAATGATACAGCTTTAGAAAACTATAAGAACCGCCTAGTAAGTGACATGCATTTGTTTAGTTCAGTTCCGAATATGACAGATAATGCTTTTGCATCTAATCTTTCAGGTGTGGCTATTTCTTACAAGATGTGGTCAATGGATCAAGTTGTTGCAATCAAAGAAAGAAAATTTAAAAAATCGCTGCAAAGAAGGATTGAACTGATTACCAATATTTTGAATTTATTCGGTGGGAATTACGACTATCGTGACATCAATGTTGTATTTAATCGAAATCGTCCTCAAAACAAGCTAGAGAACGCTCAAATTGCTCAAATGATTTCACCGTTCATTTCTCATCAAACACTTCTTTCAAAGCTAGACGATATCGAGAATGTTCAGGAAGAATTAGAAAACATCAAAGAAGAAAATGAAGATGAAGAGGTAAAACAGGGCGTTTATCAAAATCTTGTCAAGGCATTTAAGCTAAGCGAGGATGAATTGGATGAATAAGGCTGAAAAAGAAAAACAGTTAGCAATTGCTAAAGATTGTCTATTGGATGAGTTAGAAGAAATAGATGACATTGTAGAAGATCTGCTGGATGTCTATGATGAAGCAGCTGAACGCTTAAAAGCAGATATTCAACGATCCTTGATTCGATTTGCCGAAAACAATGAAATATCTATCGAGGAAGCAAAAGGGCTACTAAGCAGCAAAGAATTTACTAAATGGAAAAAAAGTATTGAAGAATACATTGAACAAATAGAAAAAGAAGCTGATGGAACAAAGATGTTAATGGAATTAAATACTTTATCAGCTAAGACCAGCATTTCGAGAAAGGAAGAACTGCTTTCGCAGATTGATAAAGAAATGATGACTTTAGCCAATAAAACAACAAGAAGTATTAAAAAGCATCTTGGCATCGTACTTGTCAACAACTATTATCGGGGTTTCTATTCTGTTCAAAAAACAGTCGGCTTGGGATTTAACGTGGCAAGATTTAATCCTCAACTTGTTAAAAGTGTTCTTGAATACCCATGGTCAACAAAAGTTTATTCTAAAACGATTTGGGATAACATTGACAAATTGACCGAAACCTTAAGAAAAGAACTGGCAACAGGATTCGTGGATGGAAGTTCTATTCAGAAGATGACAAAGCGAATTGATGATGTTCTTGGTAAAGGTAAATATGTTACTGAGCGTGTGGTTAGAACAGAAGCAAAGTATTTTGCTCAACAAGCGCAATTGATGTCATATAAAAAAATGAAGATTGATGAATATATGTACAGAGGCGCTGGATGTCCAAAATGCATACCATTGAATGGTAAAAAGTTCAAAATCGAGGATGCAATAGTCGGTGTCAATTGTCCGCCAATGCATCCGAATTGCAAATGCCGAGTAATCGCAGTTCATGCAATGAGTATTTTTGATCAAGAACGAAATGTCGTTCCATTGGATAAGAATATCAACTATCAAAAATGGAAAGAAAGATTTGTTAAAAATGGTAATAAAGCGAAATAAGGCTTTGTTATAGAGAGTGGTTAAAGGAGGAAAACAAAATGGAAGAAGCTCAAGAAACAAAACAAGAAAAAACAATCGGAGAAAAAATCAAAGAAGTTGTTTTTGGCAAAAAGAGTGATGAAGAACCATCGGAGGTAGAAACAACAGTTGAAGCAGAACCAACTGCTGAAGAACCAAAGGAGGATGAGGATCAAGAAGGCGCTTTATCAAAGGAAGATATGGATGCAGCCATTGAAAAAGCGAAAGCAGATGCTATTGAAGAATATAAAAAAGCACAGGCTGAAAAAGAAAGAAAAGCATCCTTGACGCCTGAAGAATTAAAAGCTGAAGAAGATGCTGAAAAAGACAAGAAGATTCAGGCGTTGGAACATGAGATTATGGTCAACAATTCTAAAAACGATGCAATCAAAAAATTAGATGAAGCTGGTTTACCAGTAAAATTGGCAGATATTATTAACTATTCAACAAAAGAAACTGCTGAAGCATCGTTGGATCATATTATTAAAACTTATAGTGAGTGTCTTGAAAATGGAATTAAAGAGAAGCTAAAAGGTAAGACACCTGAAGGACTTCATTCAAATGCCACAATCAATGATATGCAGGATAAACAAAATAAAATGAGAAAATATATGGGAATTAAGTAATAGGAGGAAAGAAAAATGGAAAATGTAATTGATTATGCTACTTTATTTGCACCTTTGATGGATGAACTTTATAAACAGGAAGCTAAGACTTCTATCCTTGAAGGTGATGAAACCACTGTTAAAAAAGGAGCGCATGGTGAAATCAAGGTTGCAAAAATTGACATGGATGCACTTGGTGACTATGACCGAAAATCGGGCTATACAAAAGGTGGAACAAAATTCGCTTGGGAAACAGTCAAATATGACAAAGAACGTTCTCAAGAATTAACTATCGACCGATTGGATAACGATGAAGCATTAGAAATGCCTGCATCTAAACTATTAAGCGAATTTATTCGTACAAAGGTTATTCCTGAAACAGATGCAGCTCGTATTGCTAAAATCTGTGGAACTGCTGGTATTACAGTAAAAGAAGAAAAATTAGCTGATGGTGCAGCTGTTGTTAAAGCATTAAGAGCAGCATCAGACAAAATGGATAACGATGAAGTACCTGAAGAATCACGTATCCTGTTCATTGTCGGATCTTACCTTTCAATGATTGAAGATATGGATACGACAAAATCTAAAAAGATTTTAGACAAGTTCTCAACAATCATCAAAATGCCACAATCTAGAATGTACACTCAAGTCACATTGGCAGATGGAAAAAGTGATTATGGTTATAAGAAAACACCAACAACTGGTAAAAACGTCAACTTTGTTGTGGTTGAAAAATCAGCTGCAGTATCAGCAATGGAACAATGGATCAAGTATTTTTCACCTGATGAAAACCAAAATGGCGATTCTCATAAGTGGGATTATCGAAACAATAACTTATATGCACATGTTTATGAAAACAAATTAGCTGGAGTTTATTGCTCACACGATTCTGAATAGGAGGACAAGATATGGAAACAAAAGGAACAGTAATTGGTTTAGGCACTGAAAAGCCTGGAAGTGAATTGGAAGAATTAAAAAAAGAAATTTCTAAAAAAGATGGTGAAATCAAAAAACTATCAGAAGAAAACACTTCTTTGAAAAAGAAGATTAATGAATTTGAAAAAGGAGGCTCTACAGATGGAACAAATGAAAAGGATACTGAAGGAAGTTCTGGAGCATCCAAAGGTAAGAAATCTTAGTGATGAACAAAAAGAACAGTTAGAACCGATTATCGCACGATATGCAAACCGTGTTAGATTAAAGGTTTTAGCGCATTGCAATCGTAATGATTTACCTGAAGCACTGGAATCAGTTGTAGCGGAAATCACTGAAGAAATGCTGATGGCTGACAAAGTTATTGCTACCGATAACAAGGAAGTTGCCAGCGTAAGTCGAGGTGATACAAGCATTACCTACAAAGATCCTGCTTCAGCCTATAACAATGCAATTGACTTTATGAAAGATTATTCATGTCAATTAGTCCACTTTAAAAGAATGAGGCTTCCAAGAGATCCTAATGATGAGTGAAGCTGAAATTCTAGCATTAACTTATTATGATAAAATGAGCGTTTATCGACCTTTTAAAGACACTTTACCGACTGGCGAAAGTGTCTTTTATAAAGGCCTAGATGGCAAAAAAATATATGATGATATACCATGCGCCTTGTCTAGCTTTTCTAATGGCAAGTCAAATAAGAATGATGTAAACGTTAAAATCGAAAGTGATTATAAGTTGTTTTATGATCCAAAAATAAATGTTGAAAAGAATGACACAATCGTTTGCACACACGAAGGCACACGCTATGTATTGGTGGCTGGAAAGCAATATACTTTACCAAGTCATGCAGAGCTTCCAGTCTTGGAGGGTAAGAATACAGCATGAGTCAATCAGATATTGTAATTGAAGGTTTAGATGAATTTGAAAAGAAACTTGCAAAGATTATTTCGCACGATTATCCATGCGAGTTTGAAAAGATGGTCATTCAAGTTGCAACCGATCTTCAAACTGCTACTGCAGATGCTACTCCAGTCGACACGAGCCATCTTCAAGGTAATTGGTTTGTCGGAGAACTGGTCAAACGAGGGAACAACTATTTCATCGAGGTATATAACAATGTTGAGTATGCTGAACCTGTCGAGTATGGACATAGAACAAAAAGCGGTGGTTTTGTTGAAGGAGCTCATATGATGGAGATATCAGTTGAACTTTTAAAAATACAGTTACCTTCTTATTTAAGAGACTGGTTGAGTGATTTTATAAATAAGCATGATCTAAATGATTAAGATTACAGAAATCAAAACAACCATAACCAGCCTTTTGAAAAAAACGGAGAACATTGATGTATTTTTTACAAATGTCAGCAAAACAGATTCAAGTGTTGAAGAAAACCAAATTTATAAGTATTTCCATGTTTCTTTGATTCCAATCAGTACAGCGCTATTTGGAAAGTATTTAAGAGATAGAGCGTTGTTTGTAGATATTGCTTATATCAATGATAAAGCAGATAGCAATACTTTCTATGATTGGATGGAAGCAATGGATCAAAACTTTCTGCCTTATGTTCAAATTGGCAAACGCTCAATCACAATTGAAAACAGTTCTTTTAAAATCGTGGACAACATAGGACATTACACTTTCACATTGAGGTTTAGAGATGTGATTGCGATTGATTATAACGAGCAAGGTGTACTTGCAGAAAATCTAAACATTAACTTTGTACAGGAGGATTAAATTTTATGAATTTACCACAAATTTTGATTGAGTTTAAAAGCAAAGCTCAATCTATTATTCAACGAAGCGAACGTGGAGTTGTTGCAGTCATTCTAAAAGACAATACTGCAGGTGCGATTCCATTTAGTATTTATAAAAGTTTGAGTGATGTAGAATTTGAAAAAATGAGCGAGAAGAACTATCGCTATTTGAAATTGATTTTTGATGGAGCACCATACAAAGTCATGGTTGCAGTAATTCCAGAAGAAGACAACAACTATAGTAAGGCATTAAAAGTTTTAGAAAACTATAAATGGAACTATTTAGTTGTCCCATCCGCAAATGAAGAAAGCACTCCAGTTATTAGTTCATGGATCAAAGAGCAAAGAACTAATAACAAGAAAACATTTAAAGCAGTACTTGCCAATCATGCTGCGGATTGCGAAGGAATTATTAATTTCACAACTGGGAATATTGTTTCAACAATCACAGGAAATGAAGTGAAGCTAACAGCTGCTGAATATTGTGCTCGTATTGCAGGTATTGTTGCAGGACTAAGTTTATCCCGCAGTTTAACATACTATGTTCTAACAGATATTATCTCAGCTGACATTCCTAGCAATCCTGAAGAATTAGTCAATAAAGGTGAACTGGTTGTTTTATTCGATGGAGAAAAATACAAAATCGCAAGAGGTATCAATAGTTATACTTCAGGGAATAATGAAGATCTTAAAAAGATTAAGGTTATTGAAAGTAAAGATACCGTCTATCAAGATATCAAGACTACATTTGAAGAAAAGTATGTCGGTAAGGTTATTAATGATTACGACAATAAGCAAAACCTCGTAGCAGCGATTGTTACATATTTCAAAAGCATGGAAGGAGATGTATTGGATCGCACTTACAATAACAGTTGTGCAATTTCGCTTGAAGATCAACGCAGTTATTTATTAAGTCAAGGAGAAGATACTGAAGCTATGAGTGATATTGAAATTTTACAGGCCAATACAGGAAGTATGGTTTTTTTAACTGCAGCAATCAAGTTTGTTGATGCAATGGAAGATTTAAAAATGGAAATCAATATGTAGGAATAGGAGGATACGATGATGAGTATAAGAGGAAACAAAGTCCTTTCAGGTACATGGGGTGAAATTTGGGTAGATGGTGTTCCAATTATCGAATTTAAGAAAATTGAAGCGAAAGTATCAGCTAATCGAGAAGAAGTTCAGCTGGGTATTGATATCGATAGCAAGATGACAGGACTCAAAGGAGAAATCTCAATCACAATTAACAAAACATACAGCAATTACAATGACGTTATGAAAAATTATGTTCAAGGTAAGGATGTACGTTCTCAAGTAATTGCGAAGTTAGCAGATCCTGATGCAGTGGATGCTCAACAAGAACGCTGGTCATTCGATAATGTATGGTGGAATGATATTCCATTATTCGTTGCCGAAAAAGGAGCGCTTATTGAAGAAGAATTAACTGGAGGCTTTACACCAAGCGATGCAGTTAACTTAGATACGATCAAACGATAAGGAGGATTTACATGGAAAAGAAATCAACATTAGAAATATTTGCTGCGAAAGCTTCAGCAGCTATGAAAAGAAAAAAATCATTCGTGCAATACACTTTAAGCTTCCCTTCTTTTGAAAAGCTAGAAGATGAAAATGGTGAAGGACAACCGTTGGAAATTAAATTCAGAACTTTATCCGATGCTGAAATCAATGATTGCTTGGCATATGAAAGTGATGATCCAAACGGAGCAGATAAATATGCTATGTATATTGCTTCAGTTGAACCATCATTGAAAAAATTAGGCCAAGCCTTAAAAGAAGCTGGTGATATTGTTCATCCTATGGAAGTAATGGAAATGTTTGAACGACACGAAATTACGGAAGCTGCAATGATCATCATGGAAAAATCAGGTGTACTAAGTAAAAACAAAGTTACAGTCGTTGACAAAGGATTAGAAAACTTAAAAAACTAATTCGAACTAATGGTGATTTTAATCTGCTACATCATTATGTTCAATTGGGGTGGAAAATAGAGGAGTTTGTAGAATTGCCGAATTACTACAAACTTTTTTATAAAGCTTCTATGGATGTCGCAATAGAAGATATGCAAAAAGCAGCGCAGATTAAGATTGGAGGTGGCAAGAATGGCAATTGTTGAAAAGATTAAGATTTCAGATGAAGGTATAGGAACGCTTAAAAAGTTAAAAGACGAGCATAAGACCTTCAAGGACGAAGTCAAGTCAACAAGAGATGAGTTGAAAAAAGCATGGGATCATAAATATAAACCAGCTATTGAGACAACATCAGCCATGAAATCAATTCGAGCCATGCAATCCAAAGCAAATGAATTTAAGAATAACCTAAAAGCGAGGCTTCATTTGGAAGATAATGCAGCTTTAATCAAGTTAAATAGTATTTATAAAAGGATGTTAAAACTATCAACAATGGCAGTTGCGCCGATTGTTAAAATTAGAGATCATGCATTATCAAAACTGAAATCTACAATTAAATTGTTTGATGGTCTAAAAAATAAAGTGGTTTCCCCTATCGTCAAGATTAAGGATAACTTCACCTCAAAGGCTAGTAAAATCAAAGCAGAAACAAAGTGGCTTTCAAAAACAGTTGCAAGACCAGCAGTGTTATTGAAGGACATGATAACCAGCAAATTGTCTCCAATCAAGCTTGCTTTAAAGACGGTAACCCAAAAAGCCTACAAAGCAACGATAACAGCAGTCAATAAAACAGCTAGTGGTATATCTTCTGCTATGAAGAGTTTGGCCCAAATAGGAAAGAAATTAGTTGTTCCTGTTACAGTAGTAGCTACAGGCACAGCTGCTGCACTTGGGGCTGCTGTCAAATCAGGAATGACTTTAGAAAATCAACAAGTCAGCATTGAACATTTTATCGGAGCTACCAATAAAGACTATGGTGAATCACAGATAAAAGAAGCTGCAAAAACATTTACTGAGCAGTTAAGACAAAATGCCAATGCGACACCATTCGAAACTGGCGAAGTCATTCAAGCAGGAAGTCGTGCAGTAGCGATTACACAGGGGAACACGAAGTCAGCGATGTCCTTGGTTCGGTTGGCAGAAGATATGGCGGCTGCTTCAGGTGGAACGAAATCAGTCAGTGATGCTATGGAAGCCTTAGCCGATGCGAAGCTTGGAGAAATGGAACGTTTAAAGGAATTTGGCTTTAAAGTATCGGCTGATGAATTTAAACAAAAAGGATTTGAAGGTGTTTCCAAAGATTTAGAAGACTTCTATGGAGGTGCTGCAGCCAAACTAGCTACAACTGGTACAGGGTTATTATCTACAATTACTGGTAAGTTAAAGTCAGGGGTGGCAGATTTTGGATTGAATATCGTTGAACAACTAAAACCAGTCTTTACTAACATTATCGGCTTGATTGATAAAGCGATGCCTTATGTCCAGGAGTTCGGGGTAAAGTTTGGTGAAGGCCTTGGAAAAGGAATTCAATATATATCATCAATCATGCCATCGTTCATCAATGGTTTCAAAATGATGATGCCTGCAATCCAATCAATTATTTTAGGAGTTCAGCAGATGCTGCCACCAATTATGGCTTTTGGTGGAACGATTGTTACTACGATACAAAATGTAGTAATCAAGGCAACACCGATAATTGATCAGATTATTCAAGCGATTGCTCGTATCTTGCCTGCAGTTCAGCCAATTTTTTCTACTATCGTTACAACAATCGGAAACATAGTCACAACTGTATTACCTCCACTTGGAACTGCTTTTTCAATGATTGCAGATGTTATCGTAGCGATAGCGCCTATTATTTCAGATACATTCGCAGCAATTAGTGAGGTTGTAACGAATGCGATATCAGGTATTAGTTCGGTGATTCAAGGTGGACTTGATCTGATCAGTGCTATTTGGGCAGGAAGCTGGCAAGGTGTCGTAAATGCCTTTGCATCAATCTTTGGTGGAATTGCTGAAATTTGTAAAGCTCCTATGAATGCAGTCATTGCGATTATCAATGGAGCAATTAGAGCAATTAATAGTATTTCAGTTGATATCCCTGCCTGGGTTCCAGGTGTTGGTGGTCAACACTGGGGATTAAACTTAGGACAAATCCCATACCTTGCCAAAGGTGGTGTTGTCAACGAGGCAACAACAGCGGTCATTGGTGAAGCTGGTAAAGAAGTGGTTATGCCTCTTGAAAGAAATACAGGTTGGATTGGTCAGTTAGCAGGTCAGATTATGAGTAGGATGGCTGGATTCAGTATCCAATTGCCTACTGTAGGTAAAGATATACCGATGACTAATGGAAACACTATATCTCCAGCTTCTAGTGGAAAGACTTTATCAGTAGTCATTACGATTGCGAAACTTGCTGACAGTATCGTAGTCAAAGAAAAAGATGATATTGATGATATTGCTGAAGAAGTTGCTGATAAGATTTTAGAAGTTGTTGAGAATTTATAGGGAGGAGATTTGCATGAAAAGAAGAATAATTGAACTGAATGTGAATAACCGACAGGAATTTTTAAAGCTATCAGTAAATCCAGCTTCTATTGTTTTTACCGATATGCAAAATAACCAGCAGATTAATTTGTTGGAAGTGGGAACTGCACTTCTTTTAGGGAACAGAGGCTTGATAACGACAACGCTTGAGAGTTTCTTCCCCTCTGAAAGTTCACCTTTTTATAAAAGATATGGAGGGGTTAGGACACCACAGGAGTGCAAGGCTCTTATTAAAAAGTGGAAAGATAAAAACATGATTGTTCGCTTGATCATATCAGATATGGATATCGATCTAGCCATGGCAATCAACAACTTCACGACAACACATCGTGAAGGAGATGATGATATTTATTACAGTATTGAGTTGGTTGAATATAAAACTTTAAACGTCCCAACGGTTAAAGTTTCGACCAAAGTGAAAAGTTCTATTCAAAGAAGACCTGCACCAACTGCTCCCTCAAAAGCCAAACCATCAGGTGGTGCATCTGCAGGAAGATCATACACGATCAAAAGTGGTGATACTTTATGGGCGATTGCTACAAGATACTATGGTAATGGCGCTCAATATTCAAAGATATATAACGCTAACAAAGGAACTATAGAGTCTGTAGCCCGAAGCCGAGGGTTTAGAAGCTCGCAAAACGGACACTGGATTTTTCCAGGTACGAGCATAACGATTCCATAATGCAATTATTAACAGGTGGAAAAGATATCATTGAGCTTGTTAGGGAGATAACATGGTCAGGCGATACGAAAGAAGTATCTAGAAAGCTCAATTTTGTAATTTATCAAAACGACATAGATAAGTTGATGCCAGCAGTTTCTATCAACGAAGGAGATGACATCATCTTTAAAGACGATACAGGAAAAGCCATCTTTGGTGGAGTCATTCATAAAAAAGATAAAAAAGCAGCAGATAAAAGTTTTACTTTTCTAGCGTACGATTTACTGTTCTATGTAAACAAATCAGAAATATCTAAGATATTCAATTCAACTCCTGAAGCAATTACAAGATCTATTTGCAACGATCTCAACATTCCAGTCGGAAGCTTAGCTTCAACAAACGTTAAGGTTTATTATCCTTGTCTAGGTAAAACAGCTTATGAAGCGATAATGATTGCTTATACGCAAGCAGGCTATCAGACTGGAAATGTTTATATCCCTATCATGAAAGATATAAACAAATTGAATATCATTCAAAAAGGTCAGTATTCAAATGTTGTTTTAGAAGGTACTTACAATCTTGAAGATAGCACTTATTCAGTGACTTCTGAAAATGTAGTCAATAAAGTGGTGATTACCGATAAAGAAGGAAATGCCATCAGAACATTAGAAGATATTGACTCTATGAATAAGTATGGAACAATTCAAAAAGTTTATAAAACACAAGATGGAAAAGATTCCAACGTTGAGGCAAAAGCTCTCATGCATGGAATTGATAAAAATGGTTCTACTCTAGCTTTAGGGGATGTTCGTGCGATATCAGGATATTCAGTGGCGGTACAAGAAAGTAAATCTGGGCTATATGGTCTTTTTTATATTGAAAGCGATTCTCATACATTTATGAATGGGAAACACGAAATGTCACTCACATTAGCATTTGAAAATATGATGGATGAAAAGGAACTTCCTACATCCTAGAAAGGAGCACCTATGAAAAAAACAGATAGAAAAATAGTGAATTTAGTGGACGCACTAAAGAGTAAATGTCAAAATAGCAACAATCTATATGTTGCTAAAGTAGTCAGTACTAGTCCGTTCAAGCTAAAACTGTATGATCAAATAATTACTGAACATATTTATGTCAATAATTCATTTTTAAAAACATCATCAAAAGCAATAGATTCCAATATTACTTGGGATATGAATCACAATTATGTTCCTAGCAGTTTACTTAGCTTTACAAGAAAGATGTTTAAAGCTGACCTATTAAATGCTGGTGATACTGTTATCGTTCTTTTAGATGGTGTTTCCTTTTATGTATTGGAAAGAGTTACGAAGGTTGCATGAACAATTCAATCTTTCCTTTTATTGATACAAGCAAGTACGAAGATGTTATTGAGAGTGATAAATTAGAAGAATTATGCGAGTATGCGTTTGATTTCAAGAATAACTGCCTTCTAACAAACAGTGCAGGACAAAACTATTATGTATATCGAAATGAGGCTTTGAAAGTTTGGATATACAAGGCATTGATGACTCCACGCTATCAGCATCTTGCTTATACGGAAGATTATGGAAATGAGATGTTTTCTATGATTTCTCAAGCAATAGACCAAGAAGTCATGCTACTTGAACTGAAAAGATATATTACAGAAGCATTAATGTATAACTCTTATATTCAGGAATTGAATGGTTTTGAATTTGAAGTCAAAGGTTCGGAAGTATTGATTCGATTTATTGTAATTTCTATATATGGACAAATGCGTTATGAACAGATAATGAAAGAAGGTGTTGGATAATGAAAAGGAATTATCAAGAAGTGATAGATGCTATGAGTAATGGCGAATACACTGCTGAAGAAATCAAAAGTCGTATTAGATCATACTTGAATAATCCAGCATCAAAAATCGAAGGTTCATTCGCTATGGATAGCATACAGGCAGTAGCACAGGAAATGGCAAGAGCTATCAATATGCGAATTATTGATTTTATTGATATGACAATGCTAGACACAGCAGAATATGAATTTTTAGATAGAAAAGGATTAGATTATGGATTGGCAAGAAATCCAGCAACTGCTTCTAGTGGTTATGTTAAATTCACTGGAGCACAAGGAACAATCATTCCAAAAGGAACGACCCTTTTGGCAGACACCTGCACGTTTACAACTGATTTTGAAGCGATCATCTCTTCTTCAGGAACGACTAGTGTGAGAGCAACATGTACAGAACTCGGGATTACTGGAAACGTTCTAGCAGGCGCGATTACTGGAATTAGGGCCATTGAAGGAATTGATGGTGTAAAAGTAACCAACGAAGAACCTTTTGAAGGCGGAACTGAAGAAGAAACGGATGATTCTTACCGAAAAAGGATTTACGAAAAGATACAAATGCCGATTGCTTCAGGAAATGCCAATTCTTATATATATTGGGCAAAGCAGGTTTCAGGTGTTGGCAACGCTCGATGTATTCCTTTATGGAATGGAGCTGGGACTGTTAAGGTCGTAATTTTATCTTCGGACGGAACTGCACCTGATGATACAGTGATAAAAAATGTTGCAGACTACATTGAAACACAAAGACCAATAGGTGCTAAAGTAACAGTTTCAAAAGCGGAAGCAAAAGAAATTGTTGTTGATTGCACAATTAAAGTTTCAGCTGGTTATAGGCTTACTGATGTGCAAACAGAAGCCAATCGTATTATTCGTGAATATCTAACAGGAATTGCTTACGAGGAAGAAAGCAAGGTATTATCTTACTTCAAGATAAGCGACTTGATATTTAACGTTGAAGGAGTTTCAGATGTATTAGACTATACGGTTAACGGTGGTAAACAATCCATCATGGCAGAAGCTGCAGAATTCTTTTCTCTATCGGAGATAACGCTTCATGAGAATTGATTCAGTTAACTATCTTCCTCAATTTATACTTGATATTCCTGAAATGAAGGAACTTCTATATGCCGAACAAAAGGGCCTGGATGAGTTCTTTGACTATATTGAATTGATGCGGAATCAAACTTCGATCAGTACAGCCAGTATCTACCTTTCAAGATATGAGAAAATGTTCGGATTGAATGTCAGTCCTGCTCTTACCGATTCAGAAAGAATAGGAAGAATTCTTGCAAAGCTAAATACAAGAACAAATTCAACTGTAGATGCCATCAAAACAGTTGTTTCATCTATTACTGGATGCGATACGGAAATAGAAGAATACTACGGTAAGTATGCTTTTATGATTGATGTCTTAAGAGATAACGACCAATTAATCAATATCGAAGATATCAAAGCAGCGGTGGAAATTATTAAACCAGCACATCTTGCTTTTACAGTTATGATGTGCTGGAAATGGACAATTGGTATTAAAGTCAGTTCAACCATTTACAAAGTAGCTCATGATGTATGTGGTGGTCTTGGCAATGATTTCGATTATTGTGGAGAAACACCTGAACTAAGCTATATAGGAAAGATAGAAAAACCAGGAATACAAGTTAAAGCAAGAAATGAAAGTCATTCATTCCCTTATGTGTATACAGGTCAATATCCAATAATTTCTACTTTAGGAAGTGTAGAGGATGAAGATATTAAAGTTAACGCAGTACATGAAACACATGGATATGATTATGACTTTACATCTTTTGAAGCGGGGATAATCCCCAATATTTCAACGCTGGGCGTTGGTAATGAAGAGAACGGACAAATAAACGTGGATATAGAAAATTACGCCACACCGCTTTTATTTGCCCACGATGATGGCGATTATTGTGGCGAAGATTAGGAGGTATGGATATGCCATTTAGTACGAAGGCATTTAAAGGTTTGGTATCTCATGCACATAGAGAAATTGTTTCAGCAAAGTATAAAATCCAAAACACCTATTATGAGGCAACGATTAACAGTATTGAAGAGAAAGAATCGGAGTTGGTATTGCATTTACAACTTAACCCATCAATCAGTCAAGAAGTAACTGTATCTGAAATCGCCTTATATGACACATCAGGAGATCTATTTTATAAAAAGGCTGAAAACATTAAATTCAATCCTTTGAATGAAGGAATTATTGTAAAGATAACGATTAATTTTATGGAGGTAAGCTAGTATGGGATTATTGTATAAAGCAACAAAATGGCTCGATCACGTAACGCAATATCCAATGCGTAGACGAATTACAAACAATAAAGATGGAACTGCAGATATAGTTCGTGCAGAAGGTGATGTGATTCAACAAGGAACACCGAGAAATGCCAAGAACTATAACAACATGGAAGAAGGGATTCTTGCAAATCAGATTCTTGCTCTGGCTTTGCAACAAGAAATGCTTCAACTACAAAGATCAGCTGCAGAAAATCATGGTGAATTCGGTGTGGTAACTATCAAAAACACAAATAAATATCCATTTTCATCAGCTTCGATAACGGTTCCGATTAAAGAAAAAAGGTCTAATTTTGATTATGTGGTTCAAATCGAAGTGTCAGAAACGGATGGAAATATTGAAACAATTGAAGTTTTTGACAAACAGTTAAATGGGTTTAAATTGGCGTTTAAAGGCAGTGCCAAAAATGTGAAATTAAAATATAAAGTAACAGGAGGACGATATTAATGAATGGTGCAAAGATAATCAATAAGAACGAAGGAGCAAAGATTGACTATGAAATTATTGGAAATAAAATCATTTTCAATGATGAATTAATGTTGAATCTAGCCAAGTATGAACGTGATGATCCAATGCATATCGACATTTGCATGGATGAATTTGGATGTTTGCGCATGGGACTAGCGAATAATTATGTGGCTCAAATTGATATTTTAGCTAGAAAATACCAATTCGTAGAAGATGGTGTGGATGAAGAAGGACACACAAAATACAACAAGGTAGCTGTTCCTTTTGATATTAAAAATGTGGACATTACATTATGGGGGGTTGAAGAATAATGGAAACAAATTTTGATGCGATCAAGTTAGCAGTTGAAGCAGCGACTGGTGGAAAAAATACAGTCTTATTTGATGATTTAGGAAATCCGTCAATCATGGTAAGAATTCCTAAATTTAAAATTTCAGATGTAATTCAAGGTGGTTCTAATTCCGTCCATCCAGCTTTTATTGTCAATGGTGTAGAAAAAGATGAGATTTTTATTAGCAAGTATCAAAATATCGTAGTGAATGATCGAGCATACTCTTTACCAATGCAAGATCCAAAAGTTTATGTTGATTTTGATACAGCAAGAAAAGCTTGTGAAAACAAAGGTAAAGGATGGCATTTAATGACAAATGCGGAATGGGCTGCGATTGCTTTGTGGTGTAAAAAGAACGGATACTTCCCAAGAGGTAATAATAATTACGGAAGCGATGTATCATATCCGCATGAAAAAGGTGTTGAAACCTATAAATATGATGGAAAAACTGGAAGAACTGGAAGAACTGGAACAGGTTCAGGCCCAGTTACATGGGCACATGATGGTAGCAATTCAGGTATCTTTGACTTGAACGGAAATGTATGGGAATGGGTTGGAGGACTTCGCTTAGTCGATGGTGAAATCCAAGTAATTGCTGATAATAATGCAGCATGTGATGCAGATATGAGTGTAAATTCTAGCCATTGGAAAGCGATTGATAAGAGTGGAAACTTAGTTGCTCCAAAATCTGCTAATACATTAAAGCTTGACTATACAGTAGATCCAGGCACTGTAAATACAGGAAAAGGAGTTCCTAAATTAGTAACTGCTCTAGCACATCAACAAACTACTGATGATCCATATGCAGCAGGACAATTTGAAGATATGACAGCAGACGGAAGTATCACTCCGCCAGAAATCTTAAAGGCATTAGCTATTTATCCTGATGGAACAAAAGCAAATCATGGAGATTATATCTATATGAGAAATAAGGGAGAGCGTTTGCCTTTTCGTGGTGGCGGTTGGGGTTATGGTAGCGATGCAGGCGTGTTCGCTTTGAATTTGAACAACCCACGCTCCTCTACTTGGGACAGTATAGGTTTTCGCTCCGCTTTATCCTTATGGGATTAGATTATTATGAAGACCTTTTCGTGGTGGCGCTTTTTGGAACTATTCGAATGCAG